CAAACCCGCTGGTGGCACAGCTGCCAAAGTATAACGACACGGCGAACAAGACGCTGGGCCTGATGCTGGACATTATTGAAAAGCTCGGGACGGCCGCGCCGGCAGGGGATAAGCTGGGTGAGTTCCTGAGTGAATAAAAGCGCAGAGAACTGGATCCTGAAGTATTACCAGATGATAGAGGACGGGTCCGTGACGGTGGGTCACTGGATCCGTTTGCTATATGAGCGGATCATTGCGGATCTGGAGGAAAAGAAGTATTTCTTCGACCAGAAGAAGGCGAACAAGGCGATCCGCTTTTTTGAAAAGTTCTGCCATCACAGCAAAGGAAGGCTGGCGCCTCAGCTGGTGAAGCTGGAGACCTGGCAGAAAGCGCTGATCAGCTGCATCTTCGGCCTGGTAGACGAGAACGGGATCCGGGTGTACCGGGAAGTGTTCGTCGTGATGGGCCGGAAGAACGGTAAAAGCCTGCTGGCCTCCGGGATCGCCGAGTACATGGCATACGCTGACGGAGAGCGCGGTGCGGACTGTTATTTCCTCGCCCCAAAACTGGACCAGGCGGACATCGTGTTCAACGACTTCTGGCAGAGCGTTTCCGCGGAGCCGGATCTGATGAAGATCACGAAAAAGCGGAAGATGGACATCTACATCGAATCGACGAACACGTCCATCAAGAAGGTGCCGTTCTCCGAGAAGAAAAGCGACGGTTTCAACCCGCACATGACGGTATGCGACGAGATCGCGGCCTGGGTCGGAGACCAGGGTATCAAGCAGTACGGTGTCATGACCTCCGCGCTTGGTGCCAGGGAACAGCCGCTGATCCTTTCGATCACGACGGCGAACTACATCAATGACGGCATATACGACGAGCTCTTCAAAAGGGCAACGTCGTTTTTGCAGGGCAACAGCCGCGAAAAGCGCCTGCTGCCTTTTTTGTACCAGATCGACGACCTGGACAAATGGAACGACCTGAGCGAGCTGCAGAAGAGCCTCCCGAACCTGGGCGTGAGCGTGAGCGCCGCCTACATCATCGAGGAGATCGCAAAGGCGGAGGAAAGCCTGGCAAATAAATCCGAGTTCCTGACAAAAATGGCCTGTATCAAGCAAAACTCAAGCCAGGCCTGGTTAAGCTCGCGGGATATTGCCAAGTGCTTCGGCAACGACCTGACGCTGGAGGACTTCCGGCATACCTACGCGCTGGGAGGGATCGACCTGAGCCTGGCGGTGGACCTGACGGCCGCGGTGGTCGTGATCGAGAAGGACGGGATCAGCTGGTTCGACACGATGTTCTTCATGCCGGCAAACAAGATCGAGGAGGCGACGGCCCGGGACGGGCTGCCGTATCGCATCTACGCACAGCGGGGACTGCTGACGATCTCCGGCGAGAACACGGTGGACTACCACGACGTGCACGCCTGGTTCGAGATGCTGGAGAGGCAGTACGAGATCCTGCCGCTGAAGGTGGGGTACGACCGGTACAGCGCTGCGTACCTGGTGCAGGACATGGAGGCGGACGGCTTCAGCATGGAATCCGTCAGCCAGGGCAGCAACCTGACGGGCGTCCTGGTGGACATGGAGGGCATGATCAAGGACGGCAAGCTCCGGTGTATCAACGACAACGATTTGATGAAAGTCCACATGCTGGACTCGGCCCTGAAGTTTGAGGAGGGCACGAACCGGCGGAGGCTCATCAAAATGAGTGCCAAACAACATATCGACGGCATGGCGGCCCTGTCGGACGCCATCTGTATGCGGCACAACTATTACGAAGAGATGCAGGCTCAGCTGAGCAACGAGAGGTGAAGACGATGGGACTGATTGACCGGCTTTTCGGAAAGCCGAAGGCATCGGGGGCCGTCAGCGACAGCAGGTTTGAAACGATCACGGCTTATTCGCCGGCGTTCACCAGCTGGGGCGGGCAGATCTATGAAAGCGAACTGGTCCGGGCGGCGGTGGACGCGAGGGCCCGGCACGTCGGAAAGCTGAAGTACAGCATGAAAGGCACGGCCGGACAGAAGCTGTACACGGCGACGAAGACCGCACCGAACCCGTGGTACACCTGGCCGCAGTTCCTGGAGCGTTGCAGCAATATCTACGACATCCAGAACAACCTGTTCGTCGTGCCGGTGCTGGATAAATACGGCGAGGTGACGGGATATTTCCCGGTGCTGCCTTCCGTCTGCGAGGTGGTCAGCCACGGGGGCATCCCGTTCCTGCGGTACACGTTTCTCAACGGCCAGAAGCGGGCGATCGAGCTGAGCCGGTGCTCGGTGATCACAAAGCACCAGCTGAACGACGACTTCTTCGGCGAGAAGAACACGGCGCTGGACTCCACGATGCGGCTGGTGCACATGGTCGAGCAGGGCATCATGGAAGGCGTGAAGAACAGCGCGACCTACCGGTTCATGGCCCAGCTGACGGGCAAGGCCTTCGACGAGGATCTGCGGAAAGAGCGGGAGCGGTTCGACCGGAACAATTTCCAGACCGGAGGCGGCGGCCTGCTCCTGTTCGGCAACCAGATGCAGAACATTAAGGAACTGAGCCAGCGGACCTACGAGGTCAACGGTGAACAGCAGCGGCTGATCCGGGAGAACGTGTGCAACTACTTCGGCGTGAGCGAGAAGGTGATCCGGAACGAGGCGACGGGCGACGAGCTCGACGCTTTTTTTAACGGATCCATCGAGCCGTTCGCCATTAAGCTGTCGGATGCGATGACCCGGATGGTGTTCACGGAGCGTGAGCGGAACAACGGGAACGAGATCATGTTCTCGGCAAACCGCCTGCAGTACATGAACATCTCCAGCAAGATCTCGATGGCCCAGCAGCTGGGCGACCGGGGCGTGCTCACGATCGACGAGATCCGCGAGCTGTTCAACTATCCGGCGCTGCCTAACGGAGCCGGGCAGTACACGCCGATCCGTGGCGAGTACAAAAACGTGAAGGACGGCGACGGCGCCGGAGACGAGAACAAGGAGGAACAGAACAATGAATGATCGCGAAGTACGTTTCCTGCCGCTGGAACTGCGGACAGAACAGGAAGAAAACGAGGCGGCCTACATTGAAGGCTATCCGATCGTGTTCAACCAGGAGACGGACATGGGAGAGTGGCGCGAGACGATCGACCCGAGCGCTGCCGGCGACGAGAAACTGCTGAGAGACGTCGCTTTGATGGTCGGTCATGACTTCGGGAGCATCCCGCTGGCCCACAGCCGGCGGAACAACGGATCCGGCACGATGCAGCTGACCGCGACCGACGAGGGCGTGTTTATGCGTGCGATGCTGGACACGGAGAACAACCCGAAGGCGAAAGAGGCCTATTCCGCAGTGAAGCGCGGCGACCTTTCCGGAATGTCGTTTGCCTTCACCGTGAATGAGGAACGCTGGGAGGACCTGGACACCGACAAGCCGCTGCGCCGGATCACCGGCTTTGGGCGGATCTTTGAGGTGAGCCTGGTGGCATTCCCCGCGTACAGCGGCACCTCTGTGCAGGCTGCGTCTGACGGACCCGCGCTGGAGAGCGTGAGGGCCTCGCTGGAGAGCGCAAGGCAGCAGCTTGCGGAAGAGCGTGCCAGGGAAGCCGATCAGGAACGCCGGACGGCGGTCATTGACTGGCTGGAAAACTACAAGAAGGAGGTCAGCGGGAAATGAACCTGACCGAAATGAATGTCGAGCAGCTGGAGGCCCGGAAGGCTGAACTGCTGGCGGACATGGAACCCGAAAAGCGGGACGAGCTCAGCACCGAAGACCTGGAGGCCCGGATGAAGGAAGTCCTGGCCATCGACGAAGAGCTGAACGCCCGCGCAGAAGCGGCCGCGAAGGCCGAGGAAGAACGGAAGAAGGTTGCGGAAAGCAATCTGAACCCGGTCATCAAAGAATTTAAAATGGAGGACAAGAAAATGGAAGATCGTTTTGCCATCAACAGCCCTGAATATCGTGAAGCGTTCCTGAAGAACCTGCAGGGCAAAGACCTGACCGCTGAAGAGCGTACCGCCGTGAGCGCCACCGCCGCGATCCCGACCCAGACGATGAACGAGATCATCCACAAGCTGGAACTGAATCCCCTGATCGCCGCGGTCGATATGACCCAGATCCCGGGCTATGTGACCTATCCCTACGAGAGCAACGCCATGGACGCCAACTGGGTCGGCATGAGCGTGGCCGCGACCGACAGCACTGACGCCGTCTCCAGTTTCACCCTGGGCGCGTACAAGCTGATCAAGACCGTCGAGATCAACGCCGATGTGGACGCGATGAGCATTGACGCCTTCGAGTCCTGGCTGGTCAACCGCCTGGTCAACAAGATCGAAAAGGCCATCGACGCCGGCATCATCAGCGGCGGCGGCTCCACTTCAGGCGAGTGCCTGGGCATCCTGGAGAGCAAGAGCACCCAGGATGGCACCTTCAGCCGCGCCGGCATCACCTGGGCCCAGCTGTGCGGCATCGCCGGCAAGCTCAAGGGCGAATATCACCAGAACGCGAAGTTTGTGTTCAACCCCGAGTTCTTCTTCGGGAAGATCATCGGCATGGTGGACAGCTCCAAGAACCGCGTCGTGGTGCTGGATCCGCAGGGTCCGGTCAAGTACAACGTGCTGGGCTATCCGGCCATCATCGACGGCAACCTCTCCAGCGAGGAAGTGCTGTTCGGCGACCTGAGCGCCTACAAGTTCAACTTCGCCAAGGGCATCGAGGTTAAGAAGAGCGCCGAAGCCGAGTTCCGCAAGGGCTCCCAGGTCTACCGCGCCATGTGCCTCGCTGACGGCCGCCTGGGCGACCTGAACGCCATCGTGCGCTACATCGCCACGACCTGATCGCAACTGAATAACCATGGGGCGGGGGAGCGATCCTCCGCCCTTCGACTTTCAAAAGGAGTGCTGACCTGATGAAAACACTGATCGCGATCCCATGTATGGACTATCTGGAAGCCGATTTCGTGGAATGTCTGACAAACCTCCGCGCCCGTTACAGCGAGGATGAGGTTGAAGTGAAATTCCTGAAGGCATCCCTTGTTTACGACGCGCGGAACCAGCTGACAAAGTATGTGATCGACAAAGGCTGCTATGACTATGTGCTTTGGCTTGACAGCGACATGACGTTTGATCCTGATCTGCTGGACAGGCTGATGGAAGACATGGAAGGCCGCCAGGCTGTGACGGGCCTCTGCTTCGGCAGGCGGCCTCCGTTCAAGCCGTGCATATACAAAAAGCTGGACGTGACACAGAACGGACAGATGCTGCTGCCGGTATGCGAGAACTGGAGGCCG